CGCGCCCCCCGGAGGTGTCACCCCCCGGGACAGGTTGTAACCGTACAACCACCTACGCTTCAGCTTGAGGGCGTAGGGCCTCACCGACGTCTCTAAGTGGTCCTCCCATTGGGAAAGGACGAACTTCCACCCGAAAATCTCTTCCAGGTGGGGTTCGCCACGCTCACCTTTGGGACGGAGGCACTTCGCAAGCGCGCCGACCCCATCGAGGGGATCAGCACGCCGAGGAGGGACAGCGACCCAGCAACGGTGTTCCCACCGCTGCAAAGTCGCGTTCCACCTCTTTGGCGGGCGGGCGTTGTTTTCCCAAACCCAGCCAACTGCGGGACTCTCCTCGCTGACCGAACCGGGAAGCGACCCCAGAACGGCTTCGACCTGTTCCTTCAACAGGTCTCGTGCCCGGAACCAACCCTTGTGATGGAGTTGGTTCGCAGTGGCAACAGCGGAGAGGATACCAGAAACATCGGCCCGATCGATGGGCGCCAGGCGTCGGAGGTACACCGGAGTGACCTCAACACCACTATATGCGTCCATACCGCAGGACTCCCGGAACGCCCCGTTCCAGAAGCACTTGCGGCTGTTGACTCGAAACCCGAGGGCTTCGAGTGCAGCAACGATCGGCGGTGCCTCGTCACTGGGGACAATGAGGTCGTCCCCGTAGACGTAGACATCCTTCGCCATAGCGGCGATGGATGCCCAACTAACCGGACGGTCGCGGATGTTCAGGCGGGCGGCGATAATAGAAATGAAAAATATATACGCCTCCACCGGAAACGTCAGCGCACTGCCCATGGACGCAAACTTCCGTAAATGGACGGTTCCCCGCCCGAACGGAAGTTCAGCACGTTGACTCCTACAGGCCTCGAAAAGCCGCAGGGAGTCAGGACAGGCTCGCAAGGCCAGTCTGACGTGCTGAAGCCCAACCCGATCGCTGGCATCTGAGAGGTCAAGGGTCGCCAGACGGCGATCCAGAGATGCTCCCAGTGCCAGGTTCCGGTTGATTTCCTGGTCGCGGAAATTAACATGCCCCTTCGTCAGGGGATGCCGCTCCAGTACATCACGGAACCACCTGCTGACGCCCTGCTGTGCAAACTGCATGGCCGCGGGCTCAACAGCGATCACTCTCGGCTTGGACAACGT